CTTAACATTCCCTAACAACGTAGTTGTTGGAATTAAGCGTGATGTAACTGTTTACCGTTTCTTCTGGCCACGTAAGGACTCAATTGAGTACACAATGTATACTCGTGTTGGCGTCCAGATCGAACAGGCTGATGCTTGGGTCGTTGTAAAGAACGTTAAGGTAGCTTCTTAATTTAATTTAAGGATACCCTGCAAGAAAGGCCCCCAAATTAATTTTGGGGGCTTTTCATTTTAATTTAAGAATGCTATAATTAGTTTACCTAGAAAAAGGAGAATATATGTCATTTGAGACATTGAAGGTTGCTGAACTTAAAAAGATAGCAGAAGATTTTGCGGTAGACGTAAGTACTATTAAAAGCAAAAGTGATATCATTGCAGCACTGGCAGACGAAGGAGTTACCTGGTCTGTTTATAGCAAGACACTTAAAGATGTAGCAGAGGCGGAAGATATTTCTGATGAGCCATTGACCAAGTTTGATCCTAAGAAGGATTTAACTGCAGACACGGTTCTTGTCAGAATGACTAGAGATAATTTCCGATATGATATTTTGGGGCAGACCTTTACAAAGGAGCACCCATTCGTAGCAATGAAGGAAGAACAAGCTCAAGAAATTTTTGACAAGGAGGATGGTTTCCGTTTAGCAACACCTAAAGAAGTACAGGAATTTTACGGATAATCTTTATAATATAAATGGCTGAGATCTTAGTAAACACAAACAATCCAATAAAGCATAAAGTTTTTTGGAAGGGTGAGCCAACAGACTCAGACTCTTTGCCAACAGTAAAAGTTTATGACACCACAGAAGACCCTACTCTAAACGTTTTAATATCACCAAACTCAGTACTCTATGTATTGACAGCTGAGAAGCTTGAAACAGATATAGGCGTATATCAGGTGACCCTGCCGCTTATTGTTACAAAAGAAAGTAAGAATTTAAAGTTACGATGGGAATATACCGTAGGCGGACAAGAAGCTTATAAAGAGCACAAGCTTTATGTTGTGACGCCATATGTTGATATTGAGCAGGCTGTTGACGCATTAAACTTAGGATCAGATTCTTCTGACCCAAACTATAGAACGTATAATGAAATTTTAGATGCTGAACGCTGGGCCAGAAGAGCAATTGAAAATTATACTGGCCAGCAATTTTATCTATACGATGATACTCAGGTTGTATATGGTTCTGGAGCAGACCTTCTTCCATTGCCATATAAAATTCATGAAGTGCACGATCTAACTCAAAACGACGTTATGCTTGTTGACTACTTAAACAACATAAATAATTGGAACCAAGACTTAAAAATATCAGAGACTGGTTTTGGAATTAGAGTAAATCGTGCAACTATGCTTGACAACACAGTATACGTTGCAAATGGAATGGTTCCGCCATCAATTAATGATACGACAAATGGCGTGTTCATAAAAGGATACACTTATCGTGTTCATGGAAGATATGGCTGGGAGTATGTTCCAGCCGAGGTAGAACTTGCGTGTATTGAACTAATGAGAGACTACTTCTCTAAGGATAAAAACTGGAGAAACAAATACATTACTAGCCTACAGGCGTTTGACTGGAACTTTGAGTATAGCAGCGATACATATAAGGGCACTGGAAATGTTTATGTTGATCAAATACTCTCTGCTTATGTTTTAAACCAGATGGTAGTGATCTAAATGAATAATCTCATAGATGCCTTTCTGTCTATGAAGATGGACGTTTACAGACAGTTTGATACTCAGAATGAAGACACAGGCGCTATTATAAAAGAGTGGCACTATTATAAAACAGTAGACTGCCACGCAAAGGGTGTTGTTAGTAACTCTGCAACAACAAGATCTAGCGACAAGCAAATTTTTGATAATAGATATATTAACGACCAGATAATTCAAGTTAGAACTGCTGAAAGAATAACCACACGAGAAAAGGTTACTAACATAAGAGATTCTGATGGAAATGTAGTTTGGATTGAAATTAATTTTCCGTCAGAAACCCCAACCGTATTTGAGGTAATGGGAACTACTCCGATAACTGATCCTTTTGGAAAAGCCATTGCTTATAATTCAGCAATGAAGAGATCGGAGAACCAGAGAATTGGACAATAGCAAAGTATTGGTTCAGGCTGCAAGCGGACTAGAAAGACTCATGGTTGGTCAAGCGGCGGGTCCATTAAAGGATAGTAATGTTGCACAGATATCTGCCTATGTTTATTACACAGCTCAAGTTATATCTAAGCTAACAACAAATAAACAATTCCAAAATAAGTTTGCGAAAACTATGTTTGACCAGATACAATCTGATTTTGGTGCATACATTGACGCACAGGCTAGAGTAAAACCAAAATCTTTACATCATGTTTATGAGTGGAAAAGAGCTGGAGATATGAACGCTAGATTATTTAAACTAAATAAGATATCTCAAGATGGACTTTCTTTTAGATTAGATTATGAATTATTGCCTTCAAGATCTTTAGTTCCAACTGGTAAAGGAAAGCACAGACACGTGTTTGCTAACAAAGCCTCTATCATGGAAGCTGGAATGCCCGTAGTAATTGCTCCAAGGGCTGCAGAGCGCTTAGTATTTGAAACTAATGGTATAACAGTCTTTATGCCTAAAGGAGCCTCAGTGACCGTTAAAAGGCCAGGAGGAGCAGGTGCAAGAAATCAATTTGGATTGGCATACAGCATTTTCTTTTCTGGACAGTTGGTAAATAACTCAATTAAAAAGTCTGGATTTCAAAAAATATTTAATTCTGGAATAACTAAGGCATTAAAGTTGCCACCTAATATTAAAACAGTTCAATATAAGTTTTCAGCAAATTCAATTAAAATACAGGCAGACGCAAGCCTTGCCGCAGCATTCGGAGGTGCCCTATGACGATTATATATAAAATGGATGCGATGCTTGAAATAAGAAAGTATCTTTGGGATCAGCTAAAGTATATGGGGCTATTTGTAGATACAGATTATTATAGCGATAACGTGGGTTTAGAGATAGTACCAATAATTCCTGTTCAGCAGGCGGCAGAGCTAAATCAATTTCTTAGCGGTAAGACCCACATAGTATATGATAAGATCGGAATGTCATTTGAAGAAATGTGGGCGATATCATGCGATCAGGTTTTATTTACAATATATTCAACCGATGTGTCAGAGATAAACTCACTTAGAAACTTCATGGTGGACTTGTTTAGAAGAATGGACGAGTCTGCAGCAGATGTAAATAAATGGGCTGGGTTGTCTAATAAGTTTAAGTTTCATAGCATATTCATTGCAGATATATCCCCTACATCTCCATCAGAGGAGTTGCAGGGTTTCTTTTCAGCAGATGTAGTCCTAGAGCTAAAGTACTCTAGGATAGCAGACGTAAACGGCAGAATTGTTTAAATTTGCCTTATGACCTAAGATGGCCTAAAATTGGACATAGAGGAAAGGGTCTAGCCAACCAAACAAAAGTTTTAAAAAAATTGAATATTTATTTTTAGAAAAATAGGAGGTTAAAGTGGCAACATATAATAATGCCAAGAATATTCTCGTAGGAGCATCACCATTGTTCCTTTCAGAGAAAGATTCGACACAATCAGGTTATGTAGAAAATATGGAACCAGGCGCTTCTTCAGGTGTTGCATTCTCAACAGGTGTATCATACACCACAACTTTGAATGCAGATACATCTGATAAGTACCGTAACGTTGGTTATACCAACAATGGTCTTCAGATTACATATAACCCAACATTTGATTCAGTAACAGTAGATCAGCTTCTTGATACAGCTAAGCTTTTCAAGTCTGCTATGGAAGTTATGATCATGACAGAAATGTCAGAAGGTACTCTTGAAAACGTTCTTGTTGTATTCGGACAGGGCGGAACAGATACATCATCTGATCCAATCTCAGCAACAAATACACTAACAACAAATTCAGCTTACTCACAAGCATCACCAACAACATCAGGAACAAAGACTCTAGGTCTTGCAGCTGGTGCTCTTGGAGTTGCTCCAACAGAGCGTCAACTTATTGCAGTTGGACAGGCACCAACAGGCTCAAACGACAAGATCGTTTCAGCAGAGCGTGTATATTATGCACGTCGTGTTCTTTCAGTACAGCAATCACAGTTCTCTCTAGCTCGTAACGCAGCAACCACATTCCCAGTAACATTCCGTCTGCTTCCAGATGGTAATACAGCATACGCTGGCCAGGAATATGGAAAGATCATTGACCGTATCCTTACAGTCACTGCATAATAATTTAATATTATTATAAACAGAAACCCCCATTAATTTGGGGGTTTTCTGCTTGTATTAGTAATGGTATTTTAGTATAATGATTTAGACGATCCTAGGAGGATAAATTGGCAACTACAGTATACGACGTAGAAGAAATTGAACTACAAAACGGGGATAAGGCAAAGCTAAAGCCCCTTACAATTAAAGAGCTAAGAAAATTTATGGCGGCGATTCAAAAGACCGCAGACTCAAAAACAGAAGATGAAACACTTACAGTGTTAATTGATGCATGTGCAGTAGCACTTGAAAGACAGTTACCTGAACTAGTAAAAGATAGAGATGCATTAGAAGATGCTCTGGACGTACCCACAATCAATCGCATCCTTGAGGTATGCGGTGGGATTAAGATGGACGACCCAAACCTTCTAGCGGCGGCGGTTCTGGCTGGTCAGAACTAGACCTTGCCGCATTAGAGGGAGAACTGTTTCTTCTAGGTCATTGGAAAAATTACGAAGATCTAGAAGAGCAGTTATCAATGCCAGAGTTAATAAATACTTTTAAGGCAATACAAAAGAGAGAGCAAGAGAAACGAAAGTTTTTAGCATCACTTCAAGGTATTGACTTAGATGGAGAAGAAAAAGAAAAAAGCGAGGGCACCACCTTCGATGATATCAGAGCAAGAGCACTAGGAATTAGTGCATCTTCAAGCGATGTTGTTTCTTTGCAAGGATCATTTGCAGCAGAAGCAGGGTTTGGTATCGGAGCAGGATTGGGATACTCTAGGGAGTAACTAGTAAATGGCTGACGAAAATATAGTCACGAATATAGTCGCTAATGCCGACTTTTCAAATCTTATTGCCGATGTGCATAAGGTTACAGCATCACTCTCTAAACTCCAGGAGCAAATAGCCAACTCTAATAAGATGTTGGCAAATCAAATTTCTGTAATGAATAAGTCCTTTTCGGACACATTAAGAAGCACTGGTCAATTCTCCACACACTTTGTAAGCTTACAGTCAGATGTTGAAAGGTTTGGAAAAAACTTAGATGGCGGAAAGTTAAAGCTAAATCAGTATTTCCAAACACTTCAAACCCATACTAGGACTTCAGGCGGATTAATAAGAGACCTTGCCAAGCAGCAGGTTGCTTTACAAAATGCTGTATTACAACCACTAGGTAAAAACTCACAGGGCTTAATGCAGTTTAATGTGCATGTTCCAAGAGGACTAGATGAAGTAAAGAACAAAACTGCAATAGCTAGACAAGAACTTCAGATTATGAATAAGGTAATCCAGCAGGGTGCAGGACAACTTATTAACTGGGGTAAAAATACACAGTGGGCTGGTCGTCAGTTAACTGTAGGATTAACAGTTCCACTTGCAGCTTTTGGAAAAGCAGCAGCAGATGCATTTAGACAAGCAGACCAAGAGCTAGTAAGATTAACTAAGGTATATGGAGATGTTGCTGGTACATCAGCACAAGAATTAGGCAAAGTCAGAGATGATGTAATTGCAACTTCAAGAGAGCTTTCAAAAGCATACGGAGTTTCATTTAAAGACACCATCGCACTTGCTGCAGACATTGCCGCAACTGGAAAAACTGGAAATGAGCTTTTAGCATCAATAAAAGAAACAAGTCGTCTAGCCGTGCTCGGAGAAGTAGACAGACAAGATGCCATGAAAGCAACTCTTGCAATTCAGACAGCATTTAAACAAAATACAGATGAGCTGTCTGAATCAATTAACTTTCTTAACGCAGTTGAAAACCAGACATCTACAACTCTTAATGACTTAGTAGAAGCAATTCCAAAAGCAGGCCCCGTCATTCAAGGACTTGGGGGAAGCGTTCAAGACTTAGCTCTTTACCTAACAGCAATGAGAGAAGGCGGAATTAATGCATCAGAAGGTGCCAACGCTTTAAAGTCAGCGCTTGCTTCTTTAATTAACCCAACAAATGTTGCAGTAGAAAAGTTCCAAGGATTTGGAATTGATCTTTTAGGTATTGTAGGTAAGAATGCTGGCAATGTAACAGGAACACTTTTAGAACTACAAGGAGCCTTAGATAATTTAGACCCTCTTCAAAAGCAGCAGGCTATTGAGCAGCTATTCGGTAAATTCCAGTTTGCAAGACTAAACGCTCTATTTGAGAATCTTGGAAGACAGGGTAGCCAGACTCTTCAAGTTATGGACCTAATGAAAGCAAGCTCACAAGATTTAGCAAATGTGGCTGGCCGAGAATTAGGTGCAGTAACAGAGTCAGCTTCTGGTAAATATCGCCGAGCAATTGAAGGATTAAAGGCAGACTTAGCTGGAGTGGGAGAACAATTTCTTTCAATTAACACAGCACTTATTAATGTTGTTGATAAAGTTCTGCAGTTTGTAAATAATTTGCCTAAGCCTCTAAAACAAGCACTTACCTTTCTAGGTGGATTAACAGCAGTTGCTGGTCCACTTATCATGCTCACTGGTGTGCTTGCAAACTTCTTTGGCTACATACTTAAGGGTGTAGGTCACATGAAAGCTTTCTTCCGTGGCGGAGAAGGATGGAAGTACTTAACGCCAGAAATTCTTGCTTCAGAAAAAGCAGGAAAGCTTATGGAGCAAACCTTTTATTCAGATGCAAAAGCAGCGGGAGTTCTACAACTAGCTCTAAGAAACCTAATTGATGAGTTTACCATACTTGAAGCTAAGGCTAAATCAGGAGCCATATCTGTATCACCAGCAATTAATACAATGGCTGGAAACCTTGTTCAATCTGCTGGACCTGGAGGAAGAGTTGTAAATCCTCAACACCCATTAATTAGTGCAGTTGATACACGCTCTATGTCACACATGAATCCAGTTGCTGGAATGACTGAGCAGCAGAAATTAGCACAGACATTATTTGGCGTAGTTCCTGGAGCACCTAGAGTAAATAATAAAATTAAAGATAATCCACAAATGTATATGTCTGGAGACCTGCCAAAGATTGAAGGTTTGACATCCGTAAGAGGAGTTTCAACTGGTGTTGTTTCAGAAGAAGCTGCTAAGTGGCATGCTATGACTGGTGCAATGGCAATGCAATCTCAATCAGAAATTGAATTATTAAAGAGTGAAGTTGCAGCAACAGGAACAATAACAGCAAGTCTTTCTGATTCTTATCAAGCACTGCTTCCTCAAATGACTGCTCTTACATCTAAAGCTGCTGCAGCATCGGCACAGATTGTTGCAGAACTTCAAGCAGGAAAACTTACTGTTGATCAAGCTCGTGCAAAAATCGTTCAGTTAAACTATGAAATTGAAGCTGCAATGGGTCAAGCAGCTGCGGGAGTCGCACAGGCAACTGGAAGAAATATTAGTCTAACCCAACTCCCACTTGTAAATCAGCCAGTAGTTGATCCAAGCGGTAAGTCTAATATGAAAGAAATTAGCCGCCCAGGTCGAACAAGAGATTTATTGAATAAGGTTGCTCGTGGGCT